TGCGTGCTACCATAAAGTAAAAGCTAGCTACAAAGTTTTTCCTAGTGCCTACGCCTCTGGTGCTATCGCTAAGTGTAGGAAGAAAGGTGGTAAAAAATAATGGCAGTTCGAAAGACGGCTAAAGGACTAGCTTTAAAACGTTGGTTCAAAGAAGATTGGAAAGACGTAAAGACTGGCAAAGCTTGTGGTAGAAAGAAAGGTGATAAACGCGGTACACCATATTGCCGACCTAGTAAACGTGTATCTACTAAAACTCCAAAGACATCTGGAGAAATGACAGCAGCACAAAAGAAGTCTAGAATAGCTCAAAAGAAAAGACTTGGGCAACCAGCAGGGAAGCCACGTAGAGTAGCTTCACTTAGGCGTAAAAAGACGACAAGAAAGAAAGCATGATGGCTACCAAAGAATTTATAATTAGTATAGCCGCTTTAATCTCTGCCTTTATTGGTGGGGACTATCTTGATACAATAGAGCCAACGGTTCATACACATGTAATAACAGAAGAGTGTACAGTCGTTAGACAAATAGAAAAGGAGATGTAATGACTACAACGAGTACACATGCATTTAATCTAGATCTAAACCTTCTTGTAGAAGAAGCGTTTGAAAGATGCGGATCAGAACTTAGAACAGGATATGATTTAAGAACAGCTACACGTAGCTTAAACTTACTTACAATAGAATGGGCTAACCGAGGAATCAACTTATGGACTGTTGAACAAGGACAGATAGCATTAGTTGCCGGTACAGCCACTTACAATTTGCCCGCGACGACCATCGACCTCATGAGCCAAGTCATAAGAACTGGGTCTGGAACAACTCAGTCAGACATAGCTATTTCTAGGGTGTCAAATCCTACTTATGCATCTATCCCAAGTAAGAACGACACGGGCAGACCGATACAAATCTATCTTGACAGACAAGCAGAAATTCCAACAGTTACTATGTGGCCTATTCCTAATGATGCAAGCTATACTTTTGTCTATTGGTTCTTAAAAAGATTAGACGATGCAGGTACTGGTGTAAACACACAACACATACCATTTAGATTTTTACCCTGCTTAGTTGCAGGACTTGCTTATTACTTATCTATAAAAATACCAGAAGCAGCACCAAGAATACAAATGTTAAAAGCAGAATATGAAGAGCAGTGGCTACTTGCTTCTACAGAAGATAGAGAAAAAGCAACTTTATCTATAACACCAAGAAGTTCATACGTTTAGGAGATAGTAATGGCTGGACCAACTAAAAAAGAAATAGAAAAAATAATGAGAGACCCAAACTCACCTGAGAGAAAAGTCTATGATAAATTTCTTAAAGGAAATCCTTTATTTCCAGATTTAGATAAGGTAGGTAAGAAAGTTGAGAAAGTTGAGAAAGATAAGAAAGTAAAAAAAGCATCAGGTGGGTTATTAAAAGCTGCACCTAATGAAGGTGTTACAAAACTACCTAAAGATGTTCGTAACAAAATGGGCTTTTTAAAAAAAGGCGGTAAAGTTAAAGGCTATAAAAATGGTGGTAAAGTTAAAAAATGTAGAATGGATGGTATAGCTATCCGTGGTAAAACTAGAGCTAAACAAAGAAGCAAATAATGAGCAACAAGTTTACAACTAATAAGAACGCTATTGCAGACTGTGATGTCTGTGGATTTCAGTTTAAGCTAAAGACTTTAAAAAGTTTATTTGTAAGAACGACACAAACGAATATACTAGCATGTAGAGAATGTTGGAATCCAGATCAACCGCAAAACATGCAGGGCATGTATCCTGTAACTGATCCACAGGCAGTTAGGAATCCAAGACCGGACCAAAGTTTTAATGAAAATAATATAACGGGGTCAAGAGATATACAATGGGGGTATAATCCTGTAGGCGGGGGTAATAGATTACAACTACCTGGTATACCTAATGATTTAGTAAGCCCTGCAGTAGTAGGAGTTTTTACGGTAACAATAACTTAGGAGAAAGAAATGGCTAAAGAAAACCAAGAAAGAAAACCTAAAATGGTAGATGGATTTGCACAACCACAAGATGTACCTGTACCTAACTTTGCTGGATACCCAGAAAAAGATGTTAAGACAACAGGTGTAGAAACTCGTGGTAATGGAGCGGCAACGAAAGGTACAAAAGCTCGCGGCCCAATGGCGTAAGGATAAGTAATGACTTACACAGAATTAGTAGCACAAATAGAGTCTTATACTGAGAACTCATACCCTACAGTAGACGTTAATACGTTTATTACGCAGGCTGAGAATCGTATTTTTAATGGAGTTAATTTACCTGATCTTAGAAGAAACGATACGGGTACTATTACTGCCGCTAACAAATATTTAAATGTTCCTGTTGATTGGTTGGCTACTTACAGTTTAGCAGTAATTGATAATGCAACAAATGAATATACTTTTCTTATAAACAAAGACGTTAATTTTATACGACAATCTTTTCCTGACACGGATTCAACATTTTTTGGAAAGCCTCAATACTATGCAGTTTTTGACGACGAGACATTTATCCTTGGTCCTACACCTGATATTGCTTATGGGGCTGAGCTGCATTATTTTTTCTATCCTGAGTCTATTACTGTTGCTGCTACTGGCACGTCTTGGTTGGGAGATAATTACCCTACCGCTTTATTATATGGCGCATTATTGGAAGCAGCTACGTACTTAAAATCTGACGCAGAGACTTTAAACAATTACACCAACCGTTATCAAGAAGCAATGAATGAACTTGTAGGTTTAGGTGAAGGTAAAAATACGCGTGATGCCTATAGAAGCGGCCAGGCTAGAATACCAGTTAAAGGTAGAGGAAGACTTTAATGGCAGCTATAATACAAGGAACAACAACGGGGTTAAAATACTTAGTATTGACTGGTGAATTAAATTTTGGTGCCACTCAAACATACAAGATAGCACTCTACACTGATGCAGCAGATTTAAGTCCTGGTAACACAAACGTATTTTACGATACTACTAATGAGGTTACAGGAGCAGGGTACACTGCAGGTGGTAAAGATTTAGTAGTAGCCACTCCTGGGTTTTCTTTTGACCCTGTAGTTGGATGGGTTAGTTTTGGTCCTGTTAGTTGGACTAGTGCTACATTTACAGCAAGAGGAGCAGCTATATATAGAAATACTGGCGGTAACGGTAATAAATATGTAGTGGCTATTTTAGATTTTGGTAGTAATAAAACAGTTGATAATGGAACATTTAATATTACGTTCCCAGAAGACACAGCTACTGGGGCTATTATACGATTTGAATAGAAAGGAATAACATGACAGGATCTTCATCGCTTATTGCGGATGCACCGAAAGTAACAGTAGATAATGTAAGACCGTTAGAAAAAGATTTATATAAAATGATGTGGGATAAACCAGAGTATAGACAAATTGCTCCTGGTGAAAAAATATCTCATGAATTTTTAAAACAAGCTAAACCCAAAGCAGGAGCAACCGTGTTGGACTTAGGGTGTGGCACAGGACGTGGAGGATTAAACTTAGCGTTTTTTGGTGGCATGGATGTAACTATGATTGACTTTGCAGGCAATTGTTTGGACAAAGATATAGTACCCATGTTAGATACACAGAAACACGCATTACGGTTTGTAGAAGCAGACTTATCACAACCGCTACCTGTAACCGCTGCTTATGGATTTTGTACAGATGTAATGGAACATATTAGACCGCATCATGTGGATCAAGTATTAGATAATTGTTTAGCTGCGTGTCAGCATGTGTTTTTTCAAATATCTACCGTAGATGATAAAGCAGGGGATTTAGTTGGGCATAAACTACATTTAAGTGTACACCCTTATAAGTGGTGGCTAAAAAAGTTTAAAGACCGCAAGTGTATTATTCATTGGTCTCATGAAACAAAAAACACTTGTTTATTTTACGTTACTAATTGGATTAGTGGAGAAGACGTAGTTAAAGGCGGTAGGATAAATACTGATGAAAAACAAATAATAAAGAATGTTAAGTACAATATAAAACAAGAATTTTTGCAAGTAGAGCCTCACCCGACTAATGATATTGAGGTAATGATTGTAGGAGGTGGACCATCTGTAACAGAGCACCTTGAAAAAATTAAGCAATTGAGGCAAAATGGTGTTAAACTTATAACAATTAATAACGCCTACAATTGGTGTATTGACAACGGTTTAACTCCTTCTGCTATGGTCATGGTAGATGCACGCGAATTTAATGGAAGATTTACAAAACCTGTAGTTGAAGGATGTAAATACTTTATAGCTTCACAATGTAACCCTAGTGTATTTGAGGGCTTGCCAAAAGATAGAACTTATGTGTGGCATACCCAAGCAGAATTATTAAAAGATATACTAGATAAGCAATATGAAACATGGTGGTCAGTCCCTGGCGGATCGACTGTTTTGTTAAGAGCTATACCATTATTTAGAATGTTAGGATTTAAACGCTTTCACTTGTTTGGCTGTGATTCGTGTTTAGGTGAAGAAGATAAGCATCACGCATATGAACAAGTAGAGAATGATGGACAAGCAGTTATGCCCGTAAACGTGAGCGGGAAGATATTTAATTGTAATCCTTGGATGGTATCACAAGCTCAAGAGTTTATGAGTTTAATAAAGATGCTAGGGGATGAAATTGAATTAGAGATATACGGTGGGTTATTACGTCATATTTTAGAATCCGGCGCATCACACGCCGACATTAAGGAGATTTAACATGGCAGCAACAGCATGGCAACTATACAA